TCATTTCTGACCGCATCGGTCGCCGTCCGGTGATTTACCTGGGGCTGATTGTCTTTGCCCTCGGCAGCGTGCTGGCGGCCAATGCCGATTCGATCTGGGGCGTGATCGCCGGGCGAATCCTGCAGGGCGCCGGGGCGATTTCCGCGGCGGTCATGGCCTTGCTGTCAGACCTGACCCGTGAGCAGCACCGGACGAAGGCGATGGCCATGATCGGCATGACGATTGGTCTGTCGTTCGCTGTCGCCATGGTCGTAGGACCGTTGCTGACACGTGCTTTCGGCCTGTCCGGGTTGTTTTTCGCCACGGGCGGCATGGCGTTGTTCGGCATCTTGATCGTGATGTTCATGGTGCCGCGGTCCAACGGGCCGTTGCAGCATCGTGAGTCCGGTGTGGCGCGTCAGGCGCTGATGCCGACGCTCAAGCACCCAGACCTGCTGCGCCTGGACCTGGGGATTTTTGTGTTGCACGCCATGTTGATGTCGAGCTTCGTTGCCTTGCCGCTGGCCTTGGTGGAAAAAGCCGGCCTGCCCAAGGAGCAGCACTGGTGGGTGTACCTGACTGCGCTGCTGATTTCTTTCCTCGCCATGATCCCGTTCATTATCTACGGCGAGAAGAAACGCAAAATGAAACGAGTTTTACTCGGTGCCGTCGTGACGCTGATGCTCACTGAGCTATTCTTCTGGCAGTTCGGCGACAGCCTGCGGGCTCTGGTGATCGGTACGGTGGTGTTCTTCACCGCATTCAATCTGCTGGAAGCTTCGTTGCCATCGCTGATCAGCAAGGTTTCACCGGCCGGCGGCAAGGGCACGGCGATGGGGGTTTATTCCACCAGCCAGTTCCTCGGGTCGGCATTGGGCGGTATTCTTGGCGGCTGGCTGTTCCAGCATGGCGGTCTGTCGGTTGTGTTCCTCGGATGCGCCGGTCTGGCTGCCCTCTGGCTGGCCTTTGCTGTTACCATGCGCGAACCTCCCTACGTCACGAGCCTGCGCTTGCCGTTGTCGCCCGAGGCGATCCGCGAAGCGGGTCTGGTCGAGCGCCTGAAGGCGGTCGTAGGGGTAACAGATGCAGTCATCGTCGCGGAAGAGGCGGCGATTTACATCAAACTGGACACCGAACTATTGGATCGCACCACCCTTGAGCGCCTGGTGAACAACCCGGCCGGGGCAGCGTGCGTAGCCTAGGAGAACGTTATGGCCCGTGGGGTTAACAAAGTCATATTGGTCGGCACTTGCGGCCAGGATCCCGAAGTTCGCTACTTGCCTAACGGTAACGCCGTGACCAACCTGAGTCTGGCGACCAGCGAACAGTGGACCGACAAGCAAACCGGTCAGAAAGTCGAAAAGACCGAATGGCACCGTGTGTCGATGTTCGGCAAGGTTGCAGAAATCGCTGGCGAATACCTGCGTAAAGGTTCGCAGGTCTACATCGAAGGCAAGCTGCAGACCCGCGAGTGGGAAAAAGACGGTATCAAGCGTTACACCACCGAAATCGTGGTCGACATGCAAGGCACCATGCAACTGCTGGGCGGCCGTCCACAGGGCGACCAGCAGGGCCAGGGCGGTGGTAACAACTACCAGCAATCTGCGCCGCGCCAGCAGGCTCCGCGTCCACAGCAGTCGGCGCCGCAACAGTCGCGCCCGGCTCCACAGCAGGCGGCTCCTCAGCCGGCTCCGGATTTCGACAGCTTTGATGACGATATCCCGTTCTAGAATGCACCTATGACAAATCTGTAAAATACCTTCACTAAGGCCCTGATTATTCAGGGCTTTTTTATTACATCTGCCAACGCATTGACAGCTTACTAAAGAGGAACTTAGCTACCTAGACCAAAATGTCAATTTTGGAGGTGGACATGCTGCGGACTCAACGGTTCGTGATGAGGTCGGGTGAGCGTTATGTGGTATTGATCGATGAGTGCACAGGAACCCCGCACTACGCTGCCAATCTGTTCATCACCACCCAGCTGCGTAACGCCAGCGCATCCTATGCGTCGATGGTGGCTGCGGCTGGGCACCTGACCTTCCTCTACCGGTATTTAGCGGTACGCAACATTGACCTTGTCGAGCGGTGCCAAACTAAGGCATTCCTTCACCCATACGAGGTCGACAGCTTACGAGACTTCCTCTCCTATCGGTTCCGAGAATGGGAGTGCTGCACCGTCGATCCACAGCTGTTTACCGTCGAAGCGTTATTAGCCTCGCGCGGTGTCGTTCACAAGGATGTTCTCTATTCCCGTCTGACTACCGCTAAACAATACATCGTCTGGTTTGGCAGGCGCTTTTTCGACCACCTACGTCCCGAGCCTGAGGCGCTGAGTCAATTGGGTACGCAAATCCTCGCGTTGCGCCCCCGTCATAAGGGGCGTAATCAACAGTTAATCGACCGCGCCTTGAGTGAGCGAGAACAGGCGTTGCTAGCGCCGTGTCTCGAATTAGATGCACCCAGTAATCCCTTTGGTCATGACGTGCGGGTGCGGAACCGGCTGATCGTGCTGATTGAAATGGAATTGGGCATCAGAGGTGGCGAGCTGTTGAATATCAGGGTTTCCGACTGCAACTTCGCTAATAACACGTTGCTTATCGCCCGCCGGGCCGATCAAGTGGACGACCCACGCAAATATCAGCCTTTAGTAAAAACTCGTGAGCGAAAGCTGCCGGTGTCCGACAGTTTAATGGCGGAAGTCCACAGTTACATCATGGTGCAAAGACGCGCGGTGCGAAATGCCAATCGGTGTCCGTATTTATTCGTGACCCATAAAAATGGACCGACAGTTGGCCAGCCGCTGTCCATTTCCGCTTATCAAAAGGTATGGGATGTCTTGCGGTCATCGGTCGCTGAGCTTCAAGCGGTAACGGGGCATCGCCTTCGTCATCAGTGGAATCACTGCTTTTCTAAGGAATTGGATGAACTGCCCAACCCGCCCTCCGCGGAAGAGCAGGAGCAGATAAGGTCACGTTGGATGGGGTGGAAAGAGGGCTCGGGAACCGCCGCTACCTACAATAGGCGATTTATCCAGGCCAAGGCCGACGAGGCGGGACTGGCCCTCCAGCGTAAGGCCCGGTCACAAAAGGGAGAGTGCGATGAATGATTGCCAGATCGGCCTATCCCCCCAAACTATCGGGGTTTTTACTTCCTTCGACGGATACAGCTGTAAGTTTGATGATGATCGCTGGAGCCTTAATAGAAATATTGCTTTGAATATTGGATTGGTCAGGCATCTTCTTTCGCCAGAATCTTTTGAAGGTTTACGTCATACCCTGAAGTTTTTTGCGGTTAATATGTCGGCCGCACATACTTCAAATTTATTTGATCGATATCATGCACTGCTAAAGTTTTGCAGTGGTGAAGCCATTACGCCAACGCTCGTTGTGAAATATCGTCAGTCCATCGACGCTGTTCATGAGTGGTACCTCGCGGCGATAAGAGTATTGATCAAACAATGGCATCGCTTGAACTACCCAGGCTTGAATCCGGAGTTAGTCGAATTTTTTAATCAGCTTGCGCTTCGAGGTAACCGCAAAGGCGAGGCGGTGAAACAACTCGACAATGAAAAAGGTCCTCTTTCGGATATTGAGTTGCTCGGGTTTAACGATACCCTCGTTCAAGCCTATGAAGCGGGCCGCGTCAGCATCACTGGACTGGCACTGTCGATGTTGGTGAGTCATACCGGCAGTCGCCCTATACAAATCACCAACACCAGGTTGGTGGACCTCGCCGACTCCGTGAGTGAACAGGGTGAGCCGTTTTACTCCATTTTAATGCCTCGCGGCAAACAAGCCGGTCAGTGGTTTCGACTTCGTTTTCGTCGGCGGGCACTCACAGAAGAATTGTTTACAATTCTGACGGTTCAAGCGGCCTATGTCATCGCGACGGCAACAGCGTGTTGGCCGTTCAAACTCAATGAGGAGTTGCTAAAACAACTACCGTTATTTCCAAATTGGAACGCCATCAAGCAAATTAGCAATGAAACGGAGTTTCTTGCCACGATAAAAACAGATCAACTTCATCTTCCAAGCGGAAGGGTGACGAACATTTTACAGCAGGTAACCGAAGCAATCGGTTTGATCTCTGAGCGAACTGGTCAGACCCTTAAATTATCAGCGGTGCGTTTTAGATATACCCTCGGTACCAGGGCGGCGCGCGAAGGGTACGGCCCTTTGGTCATTGCCGAGTTACTCGACCACTCGGATACCCAGAACGTTGGCGTGTATATCCAGAATGTTCCGGAGCACGCGGTACGCATCGACGAGGCGGTGGCTTCCCAGCTTGCGCCGTTTGCGCAGGCATTTGCGGGAGTGATCGTTGCGTCAAAAACTGTTGCGGTCCGGGGCGGTGATCCGGGCAGTGACATCCGCTCGGTCAGCGGCCGCGGCGCAGGTACCTGTGGCTGTTTTGCCTTTTGTGCCGCCAATGTGCCCATTCCCTGTTACACCTGCGTTCATTTTCAGCCATGGTTGGACGGACCCCACCAGGAGGTGCTCTCCGAGCTACTGGCGGAACGAATACGCTTGATTAACGTCACCCAGGATGTGGCCGTTGCTTCGGTGTTGGACCGCAGCATCCTCGCCGTAACCCAGGTCGTCGAAGCGTGCAATGCGCGCAAAGTGCAGGATGCCTCTTCGTCCGATCCGGGGGCCATATGAGCGACACCTCGCGCGTCATTCCGTTTGTATCGCGTAGCAATAGGACCGCCTCGGTCAATGTCCGAAACTTCATCGCCCATATGAAAAGGTGCTTCATGGGAACTGAGGCGGAATGGGATGCGGTTCGTTGGCCGGGTCTAGGCTTTTCCAAACTTGGATGCAAAAGCGTTCAGATACCACCGCAAATGATCATGGACATCAACTTCATGAGCTTTGCAAAAGGCTACGTTCACCATCGGAGGGTAATGGATCCGCGTGTAAATACTGCACAGATGGGGATCATGCTTCGCTCATTGGAGGCGGCGATGGTGAAAGCCCATGGTTCAGGCAGCATGCATCTTTGCACAATCGCCGACTTGGATGAAGCTGCTCAGGTAGCGCAGGATCACTACTCTCGCGACACCGCCTATGGAGCCGGCCTTTATTTGATGAATTTGGCGCAGTTTTTAAGCAGCAACTTCATGTGTGGGCAAAACCTGAAGGATTGGGTGAGCCCTCAGCCCCGGCCACGAGACATGAACAATTCGACCAGCCGGGAGGGCGAAGAATCTCGCTCCAAAAAACTGCCAGGCGAGGAGGAACTCGACGCCATTGCCGAGATCTTTGCCAGTAACCCGACTAACCCCAAAGATCTATTCACGACTTCAGCATTTGCTTTGCTGATGTGCGCTCCATCGCGGGCCAACGAAATTCTCGCCCTGCGTGCGGATGCTGAAGTTGAGGAGGAGGATCGAGATGGAGTTTTAAGATATGGCTGGCGCTTTTATTCCAGTAAGGGGTTTGGCGCTGATATCAAATGGATCCCGTCCTCTATGGAGGGTATTGCCAAGGAAGCCTTCAAAAGGATGCTTGCACTCAGCAGTGAAGCTCGAGCGCTCGCCTTATGGTTGGAAGAACATACGCATGAGTTTTTCCGACATGAAATGTGTCCTGATGTTGAAGAGGATAAACCACTCAGCTTGAATGAACTCACCGAGGCGCTTGGCCACAAATTCAGTAAGCGCACCGATGCCGGTAACTTTGTAGCTTCACGAAAGTTGAGCGGCGCAGATGGCGCATATACGTTAAAAACTTTGTGTGAGCATCTGCGTACTAAATTGCCGCCGGGCTTTCCATGGTTTGATAAAGCCAAAGGCGTAAAATACTCTAACTGTATCTTCTCGATTTTGGGTAATCAACTCCACGCTCGTAGCTTGACAAGCCCAGTGACGCTTCAGAAAGTGCAGGTCAGTGCCCTGTGGGGCGACCTAGGGCCACGAAACACCGTTGGCAATCATCATAGCGTGTTTGATCGATACGGTTACCAACATCCGTCAGGCAGACCCTACAAGTTAACAACCCATCAACCTCGGCATCTGTTAAACACCATCGCACAACGCGGGGGGCTAAGTAATTTAGCACTGGCGAAATGGTCGGGTCGGGCGAATATTCGGAGCAATCAAGTTTACAATCACGTCAGCAACGCGGAGGTGTTTCAGAAGCTGCGAGAGCTAAGGACAATGGGGCAGGATGCGAACTCTAAAGGGCTCCATGAAGTGCGCACGCCGGTTGATCACGACGATGTACTGATCTATCGGGAAGGAGCAGCGCATATTACGGAGTTTGGCTACTGTGCTCACAACTTTGTTATTAGTCCCTGCACGAAATTTCGCGACTGCATCAATTGTACGGAGCAAATCTGCATCAAAGGCCACGAGGCTAATCGAGAGCGTCTGGCCATCCGATTGGAGAAACTTGAGCGAGTCTTGGCGATGGCCTCGGAGGGCGAAAGCCTAGGTGAATATGGGGCGGATAAGTGGGTAACTCATCATGTCAATACGATCCAAAGAATTAAAAGCTTATTAGCGTTGATGGACAACCCTGAAATCGTTGACGGTGCACTCATAAAATTGCGGGGGGCTGATTTCAGTCATTTGACCAGGGTGTTTCATGGGATTGGTGCGGACTCATTGGATAAATGAATAATGGCCAAACATTTGTCAAAGTTTGATGTGGGCGCCATCGTTAATATTATATATGGCTGGGACGGCGCTAAAATAACATGGGAAGGAGTATGTGATGCGGCTCTTAGCGTAGTGGGTAAGCGACCGACCCGGCAGTCTTTGAATACCCATAAAGAAATAGTCGATGCCTATACTGCGCGGAAGGCCAAGCTAAAGATCTCCAAACCGTCAATCGCGAAGCCATCGAGCCTGACAGTTGCGGCAAGTAGAATTCGAAACCTTGAAAGTAAAATAGCTGACCTGCAGCTGCAAAACTCAGCGTTGTTGGAGTATCTGACGTTGCTCCAGTACAACGCTTACAAGAAAGGAATGACGGAAAGCGAGTTAACGATTCCATTACCAAAAATTGATCGTGAGCGAACGAAAGAGTGATGTGCGAATGAGCAGCACGAACTTTACGATGAATTACGGCAAAAGTTTTGCAGGATCGCATCCTAAATTTTCGGCGATCTGATACAGCTTCTCGACAGTAACATTTACTTCGCCACGTTCAATCCTGCCCATGTAGCTTCGGTCGATCTGGCAAATCAGGGCGAGCATATCCTGCGATAGGCCTTTTGCTTTCCTCGCTAACCTGATCTTTTTCCCCAATTCTTTCGCCAGATTCCCCATAGCTGCCTCGACACACATGAGGAGGGACTATCGTAGGTTTGCGGAGGAATCGGCCACGGACTATAATCCGTATTTTTTGTTTGCGAATTAATGAGGTGCCTGCATGAAACACGATGTATTCGAATTCGACAGGCAGCTCCATTCTCTGCTTTGCCAGCATATTTCCGAAGAATTCACGACCCGTCAGTTACGAGACGCATATGCGGCTCTCCTTCCTCCCTCAAGCTTTCGGCTCGCGGACGTGCGCGTCTATGTTTATGAACAGATCCGCAGACTAATTCGCATTGGCTGGGCGGAGACGGCCGAGCAGCGCCAAAAGCGGGGGCAAGTGTTTCGTTTGTTGGAGATGCCGAAACGGCTGCAGCTCGTATTGGTGGATGGCAGCTTTTCCAAGAGCGTCGATTCGCTGGATGTTCTCGTAGATGAGGGGGGAGAAAAACAATCCTGTGTGTCTAGCCCAATGGAAGAACAAGACGACCAGACCCGCCTTCAAATGATGCTGAAGGAGACCCGGCTTGATCTGCTTTCATCCTTGGGCGAGACCGAGCGCTACAAGCAGTTGTTTGAGGAAATCCCTCATCTTAAGGGGCGTCTTGAAGGGGCATATCTAGAGGTCCGTGACAGAAGCTCAAAGCTCCTTGGTCACGTTCGTGCAATCGAGAATACGCTCAAGGCGATTTCTGCCGCATGAACTCCACTCTCAGGGTATGGCAGCATGACTGCATCACGTTGGCTCTGCAGCACTACAATCAGCAACCTCATTTTTTTTGCCAAGCAACTCCCGGTGCGGGCAAGACGAAAATGGCGGCAGAGCTGGCCAAACAGTTACTGCTGCAAGACAAGATAGATCTGATTCTCTGCTTTACTCCGTCACGGCAGACCATGGATGGTTTTCAAAAAACCTTCTCCGCCGTTATCGGTAGGCGGCTGGATGGCTTGATCGGTGCCGTCGGTGCTGCTTGCACTTATCAAGGAATGGAATATCGAGACGCAGCGTTCTGGAGGCTATTCGACGATTACAGGGTGTTTGCAGTTTTCGATGAAATCCATCACTGCGCCGGCCATGACTTGCTATTAAGCAATGCATGGGGGCAGCAGATTGTTCAAAGGATTCAAGATCGAGCCACCTTCACTCTTGCCCTCTCGGGGACACCCTGGAGGTCTGACCAGAAAGCCATCGCGCTTGCTCGGTATTCTCAGTCAGATGGGATGTTGATATGCGATTACCGATATGGCTTGCAGGAGGCAATCGCTGACGGCGTATGTCGGTCGCCGCGCATCGTCGTATTGGATAACAACATGGTGAGGGTAACTGAAACGCTCTCCACAGAAGGTACTGTCACGACGTTTCCGAGTATCGCCAGGCTACTTTCTGAGTCCCCCGTGTCTTATGAAGATCTGCTATTTCATGACGATATCCTGCGGCAGATTCTGTTGTTAGGGTGTACAAAGCTTCGCGAAATCCATCAGCGAAATCAGGCAGCTGGGGGCCTAGTGGTAGCGACAAACATCGAGCACGCTCACCGCATAGCTGACCTTATGCGTGCCCAAGGGGAGGTTTGTCAGGTCGTGACCAACAAGACGCCAAACGCGCAGCAGGTCATCAATGATTTTCGAAATGGTGGTTGCACCTGGATTATTGCAGTTGGCATGATCAGCGAGGGGACAGACATACCCAGACTGCAGGTTTGTTGTCATCTAAGTCGTATTCGTACCGAACTCCACTATCGCCAGGTGTTGGGCAGAATCCTCAGGCGCTCAAGTGATGAGGATGAAAAAGCTTGGCTATATGTTCTCGCGGAACCAGCGCTCCAGCAGTACTCGGAGCGCTTGGCCGATGATCTGCCCGTTGATCATGCTGTATTGAGTGTCGTGCGAGCTTCGGCGTTTGAGTGCGACGACAAGATTGACGACGGTCCTGAAGATCCTAGCGGCATTGAAATCGCCATCTTAGGAGGTTCAATGGGCGCCGCCTTTTCCCTAATGGGGAGCGATCGCGCAATATCGATTCTCGGCTCATCTGAGCCTGCATCGTATGAACTCAACTTTTCACAGCACTACCGAACGCAGCTTCTGAGCGTGTATTGAACGCATGGATGTACCAACATAGTTGTGTTAAAGCTCATTTTTGGCTTAGCTGATCACTGACCTAGCGGTCGCAAACGTTGGTTTCCAAAAGCTCGATTGATGAGCAGCAAAACATCGCCTTGCTACCAATCCGAGAAGCCTGTCGTGCGAAAACAGAAAAGCAAGCGTAAGAAAAAATCATCAAGCCGTTGATGACCGTCAGAATCACTGTGAAGCATGTCAATTGCTTGAAAGACCACTTTGTAAATAGGAAAACCTCATGACAATGCCTCACGAGCGTACAAGGGCGGTGATTACCGCCGGAGCATTTTTGCGAGAAATTTCGCAAGACATCACTCTGAACTCTGAGTTGCGTGATATGGCAGATCAAATACTTCGCCACTACCCCAGCAGGAGCGAGGTTTTGATGCAAGGACAATTCGAAGCAGGCTATCCGGAGACATTTGGAGTGTCGCCATTCTTCAGTCCAAGCGTAAGGCTGGAATAACTACTTAGACGTTTTACACGAGCCTTGGGAAATGAACATTCGGGGCGTGAGTGTCGGTTGAGGCTTGAATCGCCAGACCGGAGAGACCGTGAACTTCGCAGAGCCTGAAGGCGAGCACATGGTCTATATCGGACGCTTCCCTAGCCCGCACCGGGCGGTGGTCCATGTGCCTGTAGGTCGAAGAATTCCCATTTTTTGTTCGTCCACTGGCCGCGCCTACCTTTCAGGTTTGCCCGATGCTGAAATTAAGCAAATCCTGCAGAACCTCGACCGCCCTAAATTCACGTCGTATACGGTGACCGATGTAGAAGCAATCTTCGAAATGATCCTGAAGGTTCGTGAGACAGGATTCGCCTACAGCATTGAAGAGTTTTACCTCAATGATCTGACCTTCGCGGCGCCGATCCAAAATATTTGGGGGATTCCAGTCGCTTCATTGAACATCTCGGTTTCGACTGCTTACTGGAGCTATGAACGGGCCGTGGAGGAGTTGGTGCCCAAACTGATTCACACGGCGACGCTCATCTCTACGAGACCGCCGACAATGCGAGCGCTTGAACCGTTCCAGATTGGATATAAGAAAATCAAACCTGACCTGTAAAAATGCAGCGCTTGTTGCTCCACGATCGGGTCGTTTATTGCCTCTCGCCAAGGGCAGTAACCGGCCATTTCTGCCCTTGGGGACAGATAGAAAACGGCCGATTCTGTTGAAAAAGGCGGATTTTCAGCTGACCTGAACTCGGGCACGACCATCGCCTAAGAACCGACTCGCCACGACGAAAAGGCCTCATAGAATTCCGCACTCGCATCGTGGGTAATTGCAGAGACTTGCCCACCCATTTGCATTCGACCTGACCAATCATTTCCAACAGAGTTGACCATTAAACTGCATGGCCGTGACCGGCAGAAAACGACCCAAGCACCCCTTCGCGAAAGGCTGCTTACGACTGTGGATTCAACATACGAGATTTTGTGTAAGCGGGATTTCGGTTAAACAAGAAAAAGCAGCACCTGGGGTGCTGCTTTTGAGGCTTGAGACCGCACATTTCTGTCGGTCCGGAGGACGCGCTACACGGATTAGCTGTTGCTGCGGTCGGTCGCCTTGGCTTTGCTTTCAGCGACAGTGGCTTCAGCCTTCTGTTTCTGTGCAACCTGGAGGGCTTTCATCGAGACTGTCCGGGCCGACTCCATGCGTGCGAAGGTCCGATCACCACCACCTGTGGCCATCGCCAGAGAAGAAGCGGTCAGAGTGGCGACTACGAAAAGGGCTTTCATGGATTTCATTTGGGTATCCTCAAGTGAAATTTGTTAACAGTTAAAACGGGATTCATTTGCTAGAGCTGAATTTCCTTGTTCAACCTGGCTTCACCAGCCAGCCAGGGCGGCGTTTCCTGGTGTCCTGGTGCCTTGCTCCATGCGCGCTTCGGTGTCACGGCTTTTTACCCAGACAGTGAGCAGTACCATCATCCCGAACCCACCGACGATGAGCACCGGATAGGCTGCCAGCAACTCCAGCAGCGAGTACTTCCAGGCCAGCGGACGACCAACACCCAGCATGGCTGCATAGAACCACGACACGCCAGAGAACGCTCCCGAGAACAGCGCCAGCATGCGTAGGCTGAAGGAGAGTTTCAGTAACGAACCGGCTTTTTTCAGCGCCGGCAATACAGCGCGATGCAACACGAAGCCGTTTACGGTCAACAGCACAACGATGCCGATCTTGGCTTGTATTTTTGGATTGAGGAAATACTCCATTCCCTTGCCGGCATAATCGATCCCGACAATAGCAATGCCCGTAATCCAGAGCGCGACAAGTGCAAGCGATACGGTTTTTTGAAGACTGTCCATGTGCGCGTCATCATGGTGACCCGACACATCGCCCTTCAGGAGTTGCTTGACCATTGCAATGTCGCTGGTCAATACCAGGCCAATTGCTACACAGCAGGCGATCAGATGAAAATATACAACGCCCAAACGCAAATATTCCACGGTGGACGAAGAAAACATACTAAGTTCCATGGTGACCTCTTGGTTATAACGATGAATCAACTTGGCTCTCGGCACGGCAGCATTGGAGTTTGCCGTTACGGATTGCACTCAAGATCCAGAAATTATTATTAATTAATCTCGCGGCATTACGCGGCCGAGATAATAGTGATTTTCGCGAATGAACTTTTAATCATTCGATCATGTCTATGTTCGGGTAACAAAAACATCATTCGCACTGAGTGCATATGAGGTTTAACTTCCGCTTCTGGGGGGGCAGGTGAGGCCCGGAACCCGATCGACGAGCGGATCAGGCAATGCTGGTGGGGTCGGCGGGGCTTCCACCCCATTCGAGGAAACGGATCTTGTGAACCTCACCCTCGCTGTCTTCGTAGACCAGGGTCACCGGTACCACGCCGGTCTTGTCGGAGGTATCGGTGCGCTGCAGTACCCGTTTCACATCGATGTCCATTCCGTAGTGGTATTCGACGGCTGAGACATGCGCGCCGGGTTCTTGCAGGCTGTTCTGATCGAAGACACTGGGTGCGAGACTGGAAATCACTGCACTGACAATTGTGGCCATGCTCATAGCTCTGTACCTCTACTTAAGTTCGCTTGACGGGGACCTAATGTGACACGTGATGAAGGTGAAGTTCACTTCACCACGACGAACGCGCCTGCCCGAACACCCTGTAATGGCTATAGACTCCCGGCAATTCCCCGCGCTTGACGCCTCTCGACCATTCGTCCTTCAAACCCCGTATTTGTTGGGCAAAGCCCGTTTCTGCAGGAGGTCATAACATGTCATGACAGATTTTCACGCAAGGTGAATCAGTGCCTTCAATTCGGTCGGCTGAGTCCGAGCGATCGCGAATGGCTGCATTATCCAAGTCCGCCTAGTACTGGAAAAGCAGTAGGCGGCCGAACAGGTGCCGGACCAGCTCGACACCCAATTGACCCGGGAGAAAATAGACATGTTCACGCGGTGGTTGTGACGGTGTATGGAGCGAAAACGCCTGCTATCGAGCCAGGTGAGAAATGTCGGGTATTGGCCGACTACTGCCTGTCACGAGCGACCGAGTTCGACCTATTGCGGGCATTGACGATTGTTGAAATTAGCCATAAAGATCCTTCGGGTGTGCATACAGAATCGGGTTCTATTCACTTTTCCCATTGGATCAAAGCAAATATAGGAAAGCGATGGAAAACAACCAGGCGATGCTGAGGGCGATAGTAAGGTAGATAACCGCAAGCAACAGAGGATGATTCCACATGACACACCTCCCATAACCGCTGTTTTTATTATACTGCTGCTTGCTAAGTTCGGAGCTGCGAAATTCATGAGCTCGTAGGAGCAATAAGGAAATAATCAAGCCATTTGAGTGAAATGCGCTTGGCTGCAAGCCTTGGGTCTGTAGTGCTGCTGAAACGCTTTTGTTCTCCCCCCGATTTCGGAGTGAGCTTCCCCACTGATGGGTGCGATTACCCAGCAGAGTTCGCGTCTCCATTAACTTAAAATTTAAAGCGCTGACTAATGTTTGCTGGTCTCCCAGATAATTCGACATATTTTGTTGCGGGGTTGGCAAGGCAATTGCTGAGTGAGCATGTCCTGTTCATCAAAGGTGCAGAGTCGGGAAGCAGTGGAGCTGTAAGTACCCCATTGAGTGATTGCATGTAACCATCGGTTGGCATCATGAAAGCCCCTTGGCTACTCAATAGAAGTACTGCAGTCATCCTCTGCCACCGTCCAGGGGAAATGCTTATGAGCCATTCCAGACATACGTGTGCGCAGGTAGTGCTGCACCGGTTGTGCTTTCTGGCCTGCCTGCTGACGGTGACGCTGGTGGTGGCCGACGAACCTCAGGGCAATGACCATCAAGCGAACGAGAAGTGGCTGGAGCCGGCACGCTCCAGGCTCATGCATGTGATTGGCGGGATGCCGTTCTTTCCGCATCGGGCCAATACCACCGGCAACCTGGTCTTGAATGTGAAGGACTTCGACAATGCCCAGGTCTGTGGCGCTTGCCATACGGAGATCTACAGGCAGTGGCGCTCGTCGATGATGTCCCAGGCCTGGGATGAGCCCATTTATCGGGCCTTGCTCAAGCGTGCGAGTACGGCCACCGAGGGCAAGGTCGATAACTTCTGTACCGGCTGCCATACCCCGATCGGTCTCACGACCGGACAGATCACTTCAAAAATCAACCGCTCCTCGATTGAGGACAGTGCGAAAAATCATCCGATGCCCGGGGTCGATTGCGAGACGTGCCACAACATCAGTGCCCGCACGGGCCTCGATAACGGCGCCTATGTCCTGAGCCCTCGAGCGAACGGTAAACCGACCAAGTTCGGCCCGCGCAGGGATGCCGTTTCGCCTTATCACGACACCGTGTATTCCGCTCTGCACACCCGTTCGGACTTTTGCGGCACCTGCCACAACGTCACGCACCCCTTCAGCAGTGTGGCGGTGGAGCGCACCTATGACGAATGGCAGGAGAGTACCTACAGCCGTAACAATGTGACCTGCCAGAACTGCCACATGCCGGGTTTTGCGGGCAAGGCCGCGATCATGGGGCCAGACCGTAAGGAGGTCGCCTCGCATTGGTTCAGCGGAGCCAACGCGACGATGCTCAAGCATCTCGGTCAGGAGGAGGGCGCGCAACGCGCGCGCGACATGCTCGCTCGCGCGGCGGAAATAACGTTCCAGCAACCGCCGGCCGCCATCATTCCCGGACAGTACGCCTCGGTAGCCGTCAAAGTTGCCAATGTCGGCGCCGGGCACAAGCTACCGACCGGCTTTCCGGAGGGACGGGAGATGTGGATCGATTTCCGGGTGCTGAATGCCAGTGGACGCGAGCTCTATCGGCTGGGTTCGATCAAGGACGGCAAGACCGAGGCCAACACGCGGAACTTCAAAGTGCACATAGGCGACAAGGACGGCAATCCGTTGGACGTCGAGGTCTGGAATGCCACGCAAATTCTCTCGGACAACCGCATTCTGCCCAAGGGCTACGATATCGGGGAGTTCTCCTTCCTGGTGCCGGCCGATGCGGTCGGGCCGCTGACCCTGACGGCCGAACTGAACTACTGGCCGTTTTCGCAGAAGCTGGCCGACTACCTGCTCGGCAAGGATAAGGTCCAGGTGGAAATCACCCAGATGGCCAAAATCACACAGAGCGTACCCCTGTCCCCTATCACTGCGTCCCAACCCTAGCGGCATATGTTCACACGGTGGTTGTGACGGTATCACCAGCCACCAGTCGGCTGTTCGCCCTGATCGGCGCGCTGTTCATCTTACCGGTGATCCTGATGTACGCCTTCTGGATCTATTAGGTGTTCCACGCAAAAGTGAGAATTGGTGATGGCTTCCACTGATAGATCAATTGCTCGAATCACGAAACGGCCGATGCCCCTTTATAAGCAGCTCGCTGAGTTGAGCCTGATGTTTATCGCGCTGGTGATTATGCTGGCGTTGTCCGCTGTAGTGGCGATGGAGTTGACCCTTGGAGCAGTGCTCTGACGAGTCCGGTAAAAGTAGATGAGAGCCCCGCTGATTTTTTTGTCTTTAGACGAAGCACACGCAGTGATCGGGGCCAGCCTGAACATCGATGCTGCGCAGCTAAAAGTGTGCCGTATCTGGCCCGACAACTGACAGGCTGTTCGACAGGGGTACGCTCTGCGTGACTTTGGCCAAGCGAGTACCACCGCGTTACGAACAACGAACTGAAAGGAGCCCCGTCATGCCGATGATCGACAGCGAACACCTCAAGCCCGGCCTGCGACCGGTACAGATAGCCGAAGCGGCTTGGTATAAGGCATTGGTGGTCCGCGAAGTGGCCGCTCCCGAAGACTTGCCCGCCGCCCGTGAAGCGGCCGATAAGGCACTCAAAGCCTATACCGATGCCTGCGTGGAGCTGTATGGCTATATTCAATGCGCGGTGCAAAACGCCGAAGCGGAGGCCGTACAAAAAGGTAGCCCAGTATCCCGAACCTAGGGCCGAATAGATGGTGCTGCTTCAGGGGGAGCCTGCTGAGGACTTGTGCTTCAATGTTCACCCCGCGCTGGGCAGCGCACGAAACTAGGGATGCGGATTGATCGAACCGGGAGGAATCTGCAATGAGTATCCAAAATCGCAAACTCACAGATTTCATCTTGAAGGCCGGCCCGTTTGAGGCTAGGCATCGGTTTCAATGGGCTTGAACTTCACTACCTCCTCGCCAAGCCATTCGTTGATTCGATCAAGCTTGAATGACCGCTTGTGGCCGAATACTGTCTGAGGCGCACGACTGACATGCGTTATTTTCTGTCCATGATGGAAAAAGCATGATGAGCGAATTCCATGCAGCCGATGGTTAGGTGGGATGCAAACGCGTGGTCAAAGTGAGTGCATTTTCTCATACACGCGGAAAGACCTTTTCCGCACGGAATAGACCTGCTTTTATAGCAGCGTGTGTTGCTGTGAACGCAGCGAGACGCCTTTCAAGAGCCCGACTATTGAGTCGGGTTTTTTGTGCCTTTTTATAAGCCCTGCCATCGAGCGGGGCTTTTTCGTTTTCGGCCCTATGCCTGGCTCTTTGCTTCGAGCGGATGACAGTGACATGGAGGCCGGACCTATTCGAGGACTACAGATGAACACAGAGCATCAGGCTCTCGCCGATGTGCCACTTTGGCTGTTGGTATTGTTGAGCATGGCCGGTTTGTCTGGGGAGATGTTGAGAGCCTCAGGTTCTGACCTTGGTCTTCGGCAGATCCTCCAGCGTGTTGCGCTGCGTTTTCTTGCGTCTGGCCTGTTGGGTATGGCCACGCTGCTGCTCGCGATGGCGCTGTGGAGCAACTTTTATCTTGCCGCCGGCCTGGGCATTGTAATCGCGGTCATCGGTGCTGATGTAACCGGCGGTTTGTACACCCAGTTTCTGGCCCGGAAAGCTGGTATCAACTCCCGTAATTCATAGCGAGGTAAAGCAGTGATGGCCTGCTATGACTCGCTCAACGGGCCGCCAGACAGCTATGGCTCGGCTATTGCGGAAAACTAAATGGTCAAAATCAAAATCACACCCGACATGCTGCCCGTGTCCGAGGCGCTGCTGGAGCTGGAGAAAAAGCACATTCCGCATGTGCTTGCCCTGACCGCGACCCGCTTGGCCCAGCGGGTCAAGAAGGGCGAACTGACCGTCATGGCGCAGCGTCTGGACCGGCCAACTCGGACTACGATGAACAGCTTGTTTGTCAGAATGGCCACCAAAAGTAAGCCGGCCGAAGTTTTTTTCAAGGACTCTTGGACCTCGGGCATTCCCGCTGATACCTATCTTCAGCAGACTGTCAGGGGCGGGCCACGACCGCATAAGCGCTTTGAAAAAGCCCTGATCGCGCGCGGCTTTATGAAGTCCAGCCAGTTCGCAATCCCTAATCCCAATGTGCTCGACAAGTATGGCAACGTTTCCCGAGGAACGATGACTCGGATCTTGTCGGGCTTGGGGGCTGCCGAAACCTCGCGTGGCTATCAGGCCAACGCCTCCAACAGCAAGCGCAGTCAGCGCAAGGGCAATGCCAGGAGTTATTTCTCGGGCGTTGTCGGGGGAACGGCTGGTGTGTGGGAGCGCAAAGAGACGGCGTTCGGCGATGCCGTCAGGCCGATGTTTGTCTTCAGCCGGAGCGCGCCGATGTACCGCACGATCTTCCCGTTCTTCAAGATCGCGAACAACATCTGCAAGGCCAACTACAGCGCCGAGTTCCGCGGTGCATTTGCCGATGCGATGGCCACCGCGAAGCCGTGATCGCAGGCAAAGAAAGGCCACTTTCTGGCCGTAATGCTTGACTTGTTTGCCTGGCACGAATTTAACGGGTCCTCCCGAGGGGGGGGGGCTAGGGGGTAATTCGGGCCCCGCTGCTTCGCTATATATGACCCATTTTTGAATCGAGGTTGTTGTTTAGTCCATGGCCAATCCGACCATTTCACGCGAGCCTCATTGGCTGAACAAATCGCGCATGGCTACCAGCCTCGGTATCACGACTCAGGCCTTTGATAAATGGGGCGTTCAGCCCGTTGCGAAGATCGGCCGCGACGTGTTCTACGACGTCCGGTCTGTGCTGGATAACCGACTCAAGCACCAGGTTACAAAAGACCAACCTGTCGACGACAACGGTGATCCGCTCGATCCGCTCATTGAATACAAACAGGCGCAGCAAAAATTGCGACTGACAACTGAGCAGGCGGACGCTCAGGAAATGCGAAACAAGGTTAAGGCCAAGAAGCTGGTACCGGTTGATTTTTGTTTGTTCGCATTGTCTCGTCTGAGCGCAAAGCTCGGGTCAACCCTCGACACCGTGCACTTGAAGGTCAAGCGCAAGTGTCCCGACATCGAGGTGCGTCACCTTGAGGCGATCCAGCGCGAAGTCGCCGTGACGCGTAACGATGCGGTCGGCTTGGCTGATCTATTGCCGGAGTTGCTTGATGAGTTTGTCGACACCTTGGATGAGGGCGCTGGTTGAGGGTGTCCGCAAGGGACTCGCCGGCCTCTATAAAGAGCCGCCGCGCACAGCGGTTGAATGGGCCGATGAGCATTTCTATCTGTCGTCCGAGTCGTCCTATCAGGAAGGCGATTGGACGACAGCGCCTTTTCAGGTCGCGATTCTCAACGCAATGGGCAACGACCTGATCCGTGAAGTCAACGTGCTGAAATCGGCGCGGGTTGGCTACACCAAAATGCTGGTGGCCAACATGGGCTACAAGGTCCAGCACAAGAAACGCAACGTCATCGTCTGGTGCCCAACCGATGGCGATGCTGACGGCATGATGAAGCGGCACATCGAAACGATGATTCGTGACAGTCCTGTGGTGCGCGCCTTGGCGCCTTGGTATGGGGTCAAGCATCGCGATAACACACTGGATGAAAAACGGTTCGATAACGCCAAGATGCTTTGGTGCCTGGGTGGCACGGCGGCAAAAAACTACCGGGAGAAAAGCCCGGATGAAGTGATCTATGACGAGCTTTCGAAGTTCAACGCGGACATTGAAGGCGAGGGTGCTCCCACCATTCTTGGCGACAAACGCTTGGAAGGTGCCACGTTCAAAAAGTCCATACGCGGATCGACCCCGACGACAGTGGTTGTCGCTGACGACAATGAGGAAACCTCGGGGGAGGGCTGCCAGATCACGCGGGCGGCCAATGATTCCCCGCACTTTTTGCGTTTCAACATCAAGTGCCCGTGCTGCGGTACCGAGCAGTATCTGAAGTGGGGCGACCCGGCTACGCCGTTCGGTATCAAGTGGGCCGTGGATGAACTAGGGCCGGTGACCAAGGCCTGGTACCTGTGCGAGTCGGGCAATGGCTGTACCTTCGAATACCACGAAATGGTCGCGGCATCTGTCAAAGGTCGCTACATCTGTGAGCGGACCGGGATCTGGACGCGCGACGGCATGGCCTGGTTCAGCGCTGCAGACGAATCAATACAGCCGCCGCGTTCGGTGACTTTCCATATCTGGACGGTGTACTCGGAGTTTGTGACCTGGGCTGAAGTCGTCACGGAATGGCTCAAGATCAAGAAGGATCGGGGCAAGCTCAAAACCTTCGTCAACACCACCCTGGGCGAAGCGTGGGAAGAGGATCAAGGCGAGCAGTTGGAATGGCAGCAGCTGCACGCGCGCCGGGAGATCTACCCGCAAGTGCCTGCTAAAGTGGTTGCCCTGTTCGGCGGTATTGATACCCAAGACGACCGCTATGAAGGCCGGGTCTGGGCGTTTGGCGCGGGTGAGGAAGCGTGGCTGGTCCATAAGTTCGTGCTGCAAGGTGACCCGGGCAGCATCGAGCTACGGGCCAAGGTCGGTATCGAGATCCACAAGACCTTCACCCGGGCGGATGGCACGGTGATGGGTGTCGAGCGTTGGTGTTGGGACCAGGGTGGTCACTACTGCGATGAAGTCCGTGAGGAATGCATCAAGCATGGCACCCAGTGGGTGATCCCTGTATTTGGTGCCTCGACCTATGGCAAGCCGATTGCGACTTGGCCGCGTAAGAAAACCAAGGTCAAAGGGGGGCGGGCCTACCTGGTCGAAGTGGGTACCGATAATGCCAAAGAGCTGATTTATGGCCGCCTCAAGATGCAGCCGGATGGCTCGGGCGCGCCTGTGTCTGGCTGTATCCACCTGCCTGCTAACGAGATGATTTGCGGCGAAGACGAGTTGCGGCAACTGACTGCCGAGCGCCGCAAGTGGGTGATCGTCAAACACCAGCGCGTCCAGCGCTGGGACGCAGGCGGGCGACGAAACGAAGCGCTCGATTGCCTGGTGTACGCCTTGGCGGCGTTACGCATAACGCAGCAGCGCTTTGGCATGAATCTCGACCTGCTCGCGCAGCAGTTGCCGTCAGGCACCTGGGCTGTGCCGATGAGTCACGAGCAGAAAAGCAAACCGGCCACCGTTGCCGCTCTGACACCGGCCACGGTGTCGGTGCCTGAGGTAGAGCCTGAGCATTCACCCGACCAGCCCGCCGAGTCGGGCGGCTGGCTTAATACAGGACAAGGCGCATGGCTATAACCGCTCAAGACATGGTGGACCGCTATCTGGAGGCCGAACTGGCCATCCTGCAGGGCAAGGAAATCCTCTTTAACGGTCGCAAGCTGATCATGGATGACCTGGAAGAAATCCGCGCCGGCCGACTGGAATGGGAGCGCCGGCTGCGAGCGCAACAGGCAGCGGCGGCGGGGCAGCCGCCGTATGCCCTGGCGACATTTCGATGAACCTGCTGGATCGCGTGCTGGCCCCGGTGTTTCCGGGGCTGGTGGCTGAACGTCTGCATGCCCGTCATAAGATCATGGCCTTTGAAGCGGCGCAGATGACTCGCACACACCAGGCCAAGAAACAATCCGCCAGCGCGGACCGCTCGCTGCAACGTTCGGCGCGTTCCTTGCGCGAGCAATGCCGCAAGCTGGACGAAGACCACGACATCGTTACTGGTTTGTTCGATCGCCTGGAAGAGCGGGTGGTGGGTGGCATGGGCATCGCGGTCGAGCCGTTTCCCTTGAGCTACGCCGGGGAAGTGCATCTGGAGTTTGCGGCGCAGATCAAGGCCCGCTGGGCTGAGTGGTCGTTGCGCCCGGAAGCATCCGGTGAGCTGTCCCGACCGCAGATGGAGCGACAGGTGTGCCGGACCTGGCTGCGCGATGGTGAAGCGCTGGCGCAGAAGCTCAAGGGGCGGGTGCCCAGCTATGAACACTTGAACGTGGTGCCCTTTGCCCTGGAGTTGCTGGAGCCGGATTACCTGCCGTGGGAATACAACGATGAAGCCAAGGGCATTGTGCAGGGGATCGAGCGCAATCAGTGGCGGCGGGTCCGGGCTTATCACCTGGTCAAGCATCACCCCGGACATGCCGCCGGTTTCCAGCTGACTTTGACCACCAAGCGCGTCCCGGTCGAACAGATGATTCACATCGCGCACCGTAAACGCATCGGTCAAAACCGCGGCCAACCGTTGCTGCATGCCGTGCTGATTCGCCTGGCAGACATCAAGGATTACGAGGAAAGCGAACGGGTCGCCGCTCGTATCAGCGCGGCGCTGGCCATGTACATCAAGAAAGGCACACCGGACGACTATACCGCCCCGTCTGCCGTGAATGGTCAGAGCGTCAGCGCCCGCAGCATTCCCATTGGTCCGGGCATGGTGTTCGACGGCCTGCTGCCCGGCGAAGACGTCGGCATGATCGAAAGCAATCGGCCCAACCCCTTTCTGGAAGGCTTTCGCAACGGTCAGCTCAAGGCTGTGGCCGCTGGTACTCGGGGCACCTATTCCAGCGTGGCGCGCAGTTATGACGGCACTTATTCCGCACAGCGTCAGGAACTGGTCGAGGGACAGGCGGGTTATGACCTGCTGCAGCACGAATTTATCGACTACTGGAGTCGCCCGGTTTATCGCGAATGGCTGCACATGGCGATTGCTAGCGGGGTGATCAAAGTGCCGGTCGACGTCGATCCGGACACCGTGTTTGGCGCGATTTACCAAGGGCCGGTGATGCCTTGGATCAACCCGATCCATGAGGCCAATGCCTGGAAAATTCTGGTTGAGGCCGGTTTTGCCGATGAGTCGGAAGTGGCGCGGGCGCGGCAGCGTAACCCGCAGGAACTCAAGCGTTCCCGGGCTTCGGAAATTCAAACCAACCGGGACAAGGGGCTGGTCTTCAGTTCGGACTTCTATCACGAGACCTATGGAAAAACGCAAAGCAATGAACAGCAAAACAAAGCTAAGCCTGCCGATGATGAGGCCGAGGGCCTCGATAACCCCGACGAATAAGCCCGGCGAAAGCTGGTACACGGTCCATGCTGCGCAGCAGCGCGGGGTGGTCGAGGTGATGCTGTACGACGAGATCGGCGCCTGGGGCATTACCGCCAAGCAGTTCGCCCGCGATCTGGCCGCCCTGGGTGACGTGTCACAGATCAACCTGCACATTCACTCGCCGGGTGGCGACGTGTTTGAAGGCACCACCATGTACAACCTGCTACGCGGCCATTCGGCGCGGGTCGTGGTGTACATCGATGGTCTCGCCGCTTCGATGGCCAGCGTGGTCGCCATGGCGGGGGATGAAATCAACATGCCGGCTAACGCCATGATGATGGTGCACAAGCCATGGGGTGGTCAGGTGGGTGATGCCGATGCCATGCGCGAGTACGCCGCTTTACTCGACAAGGTCGAGAGCACGCTGATCCAGGCGTATGTGCGCAAGTCAGGCAAATCGATCGAGGACATCCAGGTACTGCTCAAGGCTGAAACCTGGATGGATGGCAACGAAGCGGTGGCCGCCGGTTTCGCTGACAACGTGCTTGATCCGTTCAAGGCGGCTGCTCAACTCACTTCAAAACGCATGCAGGAGTTCACCAACATGCCTACCTCGGCACAAAATCTGTTCAATCCGCGCGCTTCCGCTCCAACCCCAGCACCGGCTCCAACCCCAGCTCCGACTCCAACACCGGCACCGGCTGTCGATCCGGCTCCGGCCGCGCTGACCCTGGATCAGATGCGCGCCCAAGTCATGGCGGCGGACGGTGCTCGCCGCACGGCGATCAATGCCGCGTTCTGTGGCTCGCTGGTCACCAGCCACACCGAGCTGCTCAACACTTGCCTCAATGATTTGAGCTGTACGGCCGAGATGGCTCGGGAAAAACTGCTGGTTGCGCTGGGCTCGACCACGACCCCAACGGGTGGCCCTAACCACCATGGCCACGTCAGCAACGGCAACCTGGTCGGCGATTCGGTGCGCGCCTCGCTGGCGGGTCGTTTGGGTCAGGCGGAAAATCAGAAAGACAACGCCTATAACCACATGAGCCTGCGCGAACTGGCCCGCGCCTCGCTGCATGATCGCGGCATCCTGGTGGCCACTCTTGATCCGATGGCCATGGTCGGCCTGGCGTTCACCCATGACTCCAGCGACTTCGGCAACATCCTGGTGGACAGCGCCGCCAAGTCGGTCCTGCTCGGCTGGGACGAGGCGCCGGAGACCTATCACCTGTGGACCAAAAAGGGCCGCTTGAGTGACTTCAAGGTGGCTTCCCGGGTCGGCATGGGGGCGTTCCCGAGCCTGCGTGAAGTTCGCCCAGGTGCGGAGTACAAGTACATCACCACCAATGACCGTGGCGAAAAAATCCGCCTGGCCACCTACGGCGAAATGTTCAGCATCACCCGTCAGGCGATCATCAACGATGACCTCGACCAGTTGAGCGCGGTGCCCTACAACATGGGCCTGGCTGCGCGCGGCACCATCGGCGATCTGGTCTATGACACGCTGATCCATTCGCCAATGATGAGCGATGGCAAAGCGCTGTTCGATGCCGAGCGCAACAACCTGTTCACCGGTACCGGCGCCAATATGTCGATCGAGGCGCTGAGCAAAGCCAAGACCGCTATGGCTTTGCAGAAAACTCAAGTCGAGGGCGGCAAGGCCCGCACCCTGAACATTCGTCCGGCGTTTGTCTTGGTACCGGTGGCGCTGGAAGACAAGACCAACCAATTGATCCGCTCGGCGTCGGTGCCTGGTGTCGACACCAATGCCGGCATCGATAACCCGATCCGCAATTTCGCCACTGTGATCGCCGAACCACGCCTGGACGATGATTCGCCGATCACCTGGTATGAGGCCGCTCGCCAAGGTGCGGACACCATCGAAGTCGCTTATCTGGACGGCGTCGAACAGCCCTACATGGAGCAGCAACAGGGTTTCACCATCGATGGCGTGACGAGCAAGGTGCGGATCGACGCCGGCGTCGCGGCGCTGGATTATCGTGGTCTGAACAAGTCAGTCGGTGCGGTAGCGACTAAAGCCCGCTGACTGTAGTGATTCACCTCAATACCCCGCCGCGTGCGGGGTTTGTTGTTTCTGTACAGGAGAAATGCGCATGTCCAAGAATTATTCGGGTCCCGGCAGCACGCTGACTTTTGTGGTGCCAGACGGTGGCGCGACGGCGGGGGTGCCGTTGGTGCTGGTTGATACGGTGGTCATCCCGATCGCCAGTGGCGTGGCGGGTGATGTCCTGGTAGGCCATCTCGACGGCGTCTGGCGTCTGCCTGCCGATGCAGCGCTGCTGCAGGGGCAAAAGGTGGCCTTGCAAGCCGGCGTGCTGGTTGATCCGCTCACGGCCACCGGTGATTTGGTGCCATTCGGCAAGCTAATGAGTGCTCCGGTCGGCGGTATTGCCGAAGCGTTGTTGATCCAGTGACCACGCTGGGCCGCTTTCGTGACGTCACGGCCCGGATGGATGCAGTGCTGGTCGATCGCCTCGGCGATCGCGCCATCAAGCCGGATGGCCTGCCGCTGTCCGGTGCGTTCTTCTCGCCCTTTGTCGGTGCGGATGTCGGCGGCAAATCGAAGAGCGTGCGCCTGGGCAATGCCATCGTGACGGATAACGTCCTGGCGCCGACCTTCGCCGCCCGTGTGGTGGATGCGGTGGGCATCGAGAAAGACACCTTTCTTACCATCGATCTACCGGTGGAGCAGGGTGGTGGTCGTTACAAGGTCAGCAAGCGCGAGCCGGACGGCGCCGGCATGGTCACTTTCATACTGAGTTTGAACAATGGATGAGCTGACGACCTTACACAATGCGATCGAGGCGACGTTTCGCGCCGGGTTGCCGTCGGTGGTGAGCGTCGAGGCGTTCCCCGAACTGAACGCTGAAGTCGGTCTGCCGGCGGTGTTGTTCGCCCTGACGGAAATCGGCGAAGCACCCGACAACGGCAGCGGAAAAACTTCCCTGAGTGGCCGCTTTCAGGTGTGCATCATGGTCGATTCCACCATCAGCAAAGCGGCCTTGCAGGCGGCCATTCTGGCAGCCGAGATCAGCAAGATTTTGCGCGGGCAGTATTGGGGGCTGGACTTTGTCGAAGAGGTGCAGGAGGTGCGTGCATTCCCGGACGACTCGATGCCGGAGTTGGCGCAGTTTGTGGTGTGGATCGTTGAGTGGAAACAGGTGTTCCAGATCGGCGAAACCGAATGGTTATGGGCGGTCGAGCCGCCCGGTTCCCTGTACCTGAACGTCGATGGCTGCACCGGTACCGGCAATGAAGACCACTACTTTCAGCCGGAGGATCTGGCATGGGATACGCAAGCGCCGAACACGACCGGATGATTGCCGCGATGGTGAAGCCCTGCGTGGTGGTCGGCATCGATCTGATGGCCGGTCGGGTGCGGGTCAAGGCCGGAACCTGGGTCAGTGCTTGGGTGCGCTGGCACAGCCTGGCGGCGGGCAAGGCCCGTCATTGGCGCGCGCCAAGTCTGAATGAGCAGGGCGCGCTGTTCAGCCCGAGCGGTGATCCGGCCATGGGCACCTTTATCCCGGGGCTGTATGGCAGCGCCGGGACGCCGCCGGACAACCGTGATCACGTCGAGGCCTGGTACTTCGACGATGGCGGCTCGCTGGTCTACGACTGGCAAGCCGGCAGCTACAGCATCGCGTTACCCGAAGGCAGCCGCGCGACGATTACGGTCGGGGGCTCGCAGTTTGACGTGACGCCGGAGCAAATCCGGGTGACGGCCAGCCAGATCACGCTGGTGGGTGAGGTGAGCATCGACGGTGCGTTGAGCGTGTCCGGCGACATCACCGGCGCCGGCACGATCATGGATGCCGGGGGCAACAGCAGCAACCACTCGCATTGAGTGAACATTCACCTTCAGCCCGCCGCGCGCGGGCTTTTTCATGTCTGGAGAAAAACCATGACGAGTAAAACCAAGGAAGTCTCGGCCACCACCGAAGCGCCCGCGTCGGCCACGCTGAGCTTCTTTCGCGACACGCTGTACACCTCGCGGGTGCTGGTCCTGCTGGACGCCGAGCGCACCTTGAAAGTTGAAAAAGGCCAGGTCGCGGTGGCCTCGGATGACACGGTCGCGCTCGAGTATTTGCGCGGTCGCAAGGATTTTGTCGCGGTCGAGGGCTGATCCCATGATCGGGATGATTGGACTGGACCGCCGCACCGGCCAGCTTATCTCCGGCGTCGATCACCTGCGCCAGTCCATCGAGGACATTTTGTCCACGCCCTTGGGCAGCCGGCGCATGCGCCCGGAATACGGCAGCAAGCTGCGGCGCTTTGTCGACTTGCCGGTCAATGACGGCTGGAAAAGCGCCGTGCAGGCCGAGGTGGCGAGCACGTTGGGCCGTTGGGAACCACGTCTAAAGCTGGGGCGGGTGCGCGCCGTGGCCATCCTCGACGGGCGTATCACCTTTGAGCTGACCGGGCAGTACCTGGGCAGCGACGTGACTTTGGAGGTATCCGCATGACCATGGAACTGGCGGCCCTGCCGCCGCCGCAAGTGCTGGAGGACCTCGACTTTGAAGAGGTCTACCAGGAGAAACTGGAAGCCTTCCGCCTGAGCATGGGCGACAACTGGAGCGCGGAGCTGGAAAGCGATCCGGTGCTCAAGCTGATCGAGCAGGCGGCGTACGGCGCCGTACAAAACCGGGCGAGGGTCAACGACGCGGGCAAGGCTTTACTGTTGGCCCATGCCGAGCGGGCCGACCTCGATCACCTGGCCGCCAACGTCAACCTGCAGCGCCTGGTAATTCAGGCGGGAGACCCGAGCACGGTGCCGCCGACGCCCCAGGTGCTCGAAGAGGACGATGCCCTGCGCGAGCGGGTGCAGCTGTCGTATGAAGGACTGACCACCGCCGGGCCGCGCAACAGCTACATCCTCCATGCGCGTAACGCCTCGGGTCTGGTGGCTGATGCCACAGCGGAAAGCCCGTCGCCGGCCGTGGTAATGGTCACCGTGCTCAGCCTCGAAGGCAGTGGTGCGGCTTCGCCTGAACTGCTGGAGGAGGTCCGCTTGCACCTCAACGACGAAGACGTGCGGCCGGTGGCCGACCGCCTCACGGTGCAGAGCGCTGTGGTCATCGACTACCACATTGAAGCGGTGCTGTACCCGCAGGCACCGGGGCCCGAAAACGAAGCCTACCTGGCCGAAAGCCAGAAACGCCTTAGCGAGTGGATCAACCCGCGCCGCCGCCTGGGACTGGAAGTGGCGCGCTCGGGGATCGATGCGCAGTTGCACATTCCCGGAATCGCCCGGGTTGAGCTGCTGGGTTGGATCGATCTCAAGCCGAGCAAGGCTGAGGCAGCGTATTGCACGGGTTATAGCGTGACGCTGGGGGCCTGACATGAGCAGCCAGTTACCGCTCAACAGCACGCCACTGGAGCTGGCCGTGGAAGCGGCCAACTACGAACACACGCTGATTCCGCTGCGCAGTTTGTACAACGCCGACACCTGTCCCGAGCATTTGATGCCGTACCTCGCCTGGTCCTGGTCGGTGGACCGCTGGAACAACAACTGGACGCAGGAGGCCAAGCGCACGGCAATCCGTTCGGCGTACGACGTGCATGCACGCAAAGGCACCATCGGTGCATTGCGTCGGGTGGTCGAGCCCTTGGGCTACCTGATCGACGTTGTGGAATGGTTCGACACCGTGCCGGAAGGCGTGCCCGGTACGTTCGACCTGGAAGTGGGGCTGAATGACGCCGGCATCACCGAGGAACTGTACGAGGAACTGGCGTGGTTGATCGACGACGCCCGTCCGGTCAGCCGGCACATGACCAATCTGGCGCTCAGCCTGCAGACCGAGGGGGTGTTGGGCATTGCCGTGTGCGTGCAAGAAGGTGAAGAGATCGACGTGTACCCGCCGGCCCCGAAAGACATCGACGTGACCGGCACTTTTGGCCCGGCGCTCTGCGTCGATGAAACCGATACTTTGGACGTTTATCCCTATGATTGATAAAACCAGTCAGTTTTTTGCCATTCTCACGGCGGTCGGTGAAGCCAAGCACGCCAATGCCATCGCCATGGGCCTGGACTGGATGTTCACCGAGATGGGCCTGGGCGATGCCAACGGCACCGACCCGATTCCCGATCGCCTGCAGACCCAGCTGATCCACGAATGGCGCCGGGCGCCGATCAACCAGATCCGGGTCGATCCGGCCAATCCCAACACGGTGATCACTGAGCAGATCATTCCGCCGGAAGTGGGCGGTGAGTGGATTCGCGAGATCGGCCTGTACGATGTCGACGGCGACCTGGTGGCGGTGGCCAACTGCGCGCCGAGCTATAAACCGTTGTTGGACCAAGGCAGTGGCAAGACCCAAGTGGTGCGGATGAATTTCATCGTCAGCAGCTCGGCGAACATCGTGCTGAAGATCGACCCGGCCGTTGTGCTGGCCACGCGTGAATACGTGGACCTCAAGATCCAGGAGGAGCTGACCAAACTGGATCACAAACAGTCAGCGCGAGTGGCGGCCACCGCCGCCATTGCCCTGAGCAATCTGCAGACCATCGATGGCGTGGCCATGGTCATCGGCGATCGGGTGCTGGTGACCGCTCAGGCGCAGGCGCAGGACAACGGTCTCTATGTCGTCAGCGCCGAAGGCTGGGCACGGGCGGTCGATGCCGACAACAGCCTGGAAGTGACCCCGGGGCTGTTTATCCATGTGGAAGAGGGCACCGTCAATCGCGACAGCCTCTGGCAGTTGGTCACCGACGCGCCGATCACTCTGGGCACCACCGGTTTGCAATTCGAAATGATCGCGGGCGGCAGTGGGGGCGGTGTGGGCACCTTTCGCAGCGTCACCGTCGATGCCCTTGGACGCGTGGTCGCCGGTACTAATCCGACCACCCTCGACGGCTACGGCATCACCGATGCCCTGGCGGTCAGTGAAAACCTCGCCGATCTGGCGGATGTGGTCGAGGCTCGGAACAACCTCGGGCTGGGCACCGCTGCGACCGCTGCTGTGCAGGTCCATCTGCACGATGAAACGCCTGATTCGCTGATGAAGGTCGGAGCGTTCGGCTGGGGCGGAGCCGCCTATGCGGTCAGTGATATTGACATCGGTGGCTTGAACGCGGAGACGGCCCTCTATTTCATCAGCAATGGCATAGGAGGGCCAGGTGGCGGGATCTATGAGGGTTGGGTTCGCGTCTCGGCGATTACACCAGGTCAATACGCCTTCCAGGAGATTTATGGGAATGCCGACCACACCCTACACCGCCGGGCCTTGACTGCCGGTGTTTGGGGCGAATGGGAAAGCATCTGGGACTCAACCAATCTGGTTAAACAAATCTACCCCCAAGATGACACGCCAGGCCGTGTATTGCTCACGGGTGCTTATGGCATCGGTCACGGGGGGATTGTCCTTCCCGACGGCACCGATCTAAACACAGTCACCACCGTGGGTATTTACCGGGTGAACCCCGGCCCGAACGTTCCAGAGGGCGGCCAATTCTCCCCCATGCTGGTTACGGTCAGTCAAGATACCCTCTGGCAACAAATCATCGGCTATAACACCGGTACAACTCTTACTCGTGGCGGTGTTCGGACCCCAGAGGGATTCGTATTCAGTGAGTGGGTAACGGGTTGGGATACTAGTAACTTTGACCCTGCTGCGTACCAGGCGGCACTGGGTTTCACTCCCGTGCAGCAAGGCGGTGGTGCGGGTCAGGAGTCGAACAAGGTCTACATTGGTTATCGACCCGCCTCGAGCGACGTGGGTTTACAGGTTGATGCATCCGACTTCGGGAAGATCTGGACCGAAAGCAATTTTGATCCTGCTTCCATATTTGCCGTCCCTGTCGGCGTGCCGTTTCCATGGCCAACCGCTACGCCGCCAGAAAATTGCGTCGTGATGACGGGGCAGCCGTTCAATGTCGAGTGGTACCCAGCATTGCTGGCCGTGTATCCCAACGGCATCCTGCCAGATCTGCGCGGTGAGTCGATTCGTGGCCTGGATGGCGGGCGCGGTGTTGACCCCGATTCGGGACGCCCCGTGTTGAGCGCTCAGCTCGACACGCTGCAAAACATGACCGGCGAGTTCGTCCTGCAAGACGATGACTCGACGTTACTGGTGAACACCGCGACTGGTGCATTTTCGGTTGGCACTTACAGCACGGCCATTACACCGGCTGCACCGCAAGTCACTACAACGGGTTACCGCTCAGTCGTTTTCAACCCTTCAGCCGTCGTCCGTGTGAGTACGGAAACCCGTATGCGTAACGTGGCGTACAACTACATTTGCAGGATGTACTGATGCCGACTTTAGTGAATGGTTTTTTTGAAGAGAGCGGCTGGATCGACGTTTACACGTTCAGTGAAACCACCGGTGAATACCTCGGAAAGCACGAAATCTACGTGAGTCGCGGCTGCGGTCTACCGGCTGGCGCGACGCTGGAGGAACCGCCTGAAGCCCCGGAGCAACAGGTGGTCGTCAGGCAGCAGAATGCCTGGGGTGTGGTGCCTGACTACCGGGGCGTGGTTTACCGCACCACCGATGGTGCCGAGGTGACGCATTCGATGCCGGGCGAGTTGCCGGCCGAACTGACTAATTTGCCGCGACCGAGTACGGCCTATCTCTGGGATGGTCTCGTTTGGGTGCTGGATGCCGTACGCGATCTGGCGCTTCAGAGCCGTCGAGAGCGGTCGTGGATCGAAAATGAACTGCATTGGGCCGGCAGAGAACTCGACAAGCATCTGGATGCTGACCCGGCCGCGCTCAGCACGAAACTGGCCTGGCGCACCTACCGCAATGAACTGCGGGCCTGGCCTCTTTCGCCAGACTTTCCGGCCAGTGATAAACGGCCACTAAAGCCGGACGGATCGACCAACACCACGTCCTGACGCCCCGCATTGCCGGGGCGTTTTCTTTTCCGTTACGCGTCACGTCACTCACAGCCTCGTTCGTGCGGGGCTTTTTCGTTTCTGGAGCATCACTCTATGAGTTTTTTTCACGGCGTCACCGTGACCTTGGTGGACACCGGCGCCCGCCACATCGCCACCCCGTCAGCGTCGATCATCGGTCTGTGTAACACCTTTACCGTGGCGCCGCCGGCCACCGCCGCTGCCAACGAACTGCTGCTGATCACCCGCGAAAGCGAAGCGGTGGCGGCCTGGGGCCCGGACGCCGCGATCACCCAGGACTGCAAGGCCATTTTCAAACGCTCGAAGGCGGTAATTGTCGCCGTCGGCGTGCCGCTGCTGGACGATCCGGCCGAGCAGCTGTCCGCGATCATCGGCGGGGTCTGGGCCGACGGCACCCGGACCGGCATGCAGGCGTTGCTCAACGGCAAAAGCAAGTTCAACGCCCAGCCGCGGCTGTTGGTGACTCCGGGGTACTCGGCGACGCTGGCGGTCGCCATCGAACTGGTGGCGCTGGGTGACAAGATGCGGGCCATGGCCATCATCGACGGGCCGAACACCACCGACGAAGCGGCGATTGCGTATGCCGAAAATTTCGGCAGCAAACACGCCTACATGGTCGACCCGGGCGTGCAGTTTTGGGACACCGGAACCAGCGCCACGGTCAACGCTCCGGCTTCGGCCTGGACCGCCGGCCTGTTTGCCTGGACCGATGCCACCTACGGTTTCTGGGCTTCGCCGTCGAACAAGGAGTTTGTCGGCATCACCGGCACCACGCGCCCGATCGAGTTTCTCGATGGCGATGCGTCCTGTCGGGCCAACGTGCTGAACAACGCCAATATCACCACGATCATCCGCGATGACGGTTACCGCCTGTGGGGCAACCGCACACTGTCCAGTGACCCGAAATGGAAGTTCGTCACCCGCGTGCGCACGCTGGACATCGTCATGGACGCCATCCTCTACGCACACAAGTGGGCCGTCGACCGCTCGATCACCGCGACCTACGTCAAGGACGTGACCGAAGGCCTGCAGGCGTTCATGCGCGACCTGAAGAATCAGGGCGCGATCATCAACTTCGAGGTGTATGCCGACGAAGAGTTGAACACCTCCAGCGAGCTCAGCGACGGCAAGGTGTACTGGAACATTCGTTTCACCGACGTACCGCCGGCCGAAAACCCGAACTTCCGCGTGGAAGTGACCGATCAGTGGATCACTGAAGTACTCGATACCGCCGCCTAAGGAGGCCGCTTAATGATTCCGGAAGTGCTCTACAACACCAACCTGTTTGTCGACGGCATCAGCCTGCAAGGTGATGTGCCGAGCCTGACTCTGCCCAAGCTGACCCTCAAGACCGATGAGTATCGTGCCGGCGGCATGGACGCGCCGGTGGAGATCGACATGGGCACCGAAAAGCTCGAAGCCAGCTTCATCACCAACGGCGTGCGCCGCGAGGTGCTGAAGTTCTTCGGTCAGGCCGACCTGACCGGGTTCAACGCCTCGTTCCGCGGCGCCTTCAAGGGCCAGAAAGGTTCGGTCAAGTCGGTGGTCGCCACCCTGCGTGGCAGCCTCAAGGAAGTCGATCCGGGGGACTGGAAGCCGGGTGAAAAAGGCGAGTTCAAGTACGCCGTCGCGGTGACCTATTACAAGCTGGAAATCGACGGCAGCGTGATGTTTGAAATCGATCCCCTCAACTCGATCCGCGTCATCGATGGCACCGATCAACTGGCCGCCGTGCGGTCTGCCCTGGGCATGTAAGGAGCAACACCATGAGCAACGTGAAAGACAACGTCCTGCCCAAGTGGCTGCAACTGGGCGATGGTATTGCCACCGTGGCCCTGTCCCGGCCGAGTCAGGCTAACGGCATTCAGGTCGACAAACTGACCCTGCGCGAACCGACAGTGCGCGAAATGCGCGCTGCCACCTTGCAGGGCGGTACCAACGAAGAAGAGCAGGAGATGGTCTTGTTCTGCAGCCTGGCGAGCATTGGCCGCGGCGATCTGGAGGGGCTGCTGATGCGTGATTACCGTCGTTTGCAGACCGCCTATTTTCGTCTGGGAGCAGACGACGGGGTTTAACCCCCGACTGCAAAAGGCCCTGGCCAAACGCTTGGCCGTCGAGCTGAATTTCTCGGCGGCCGAGATTCAGGGGCTGTCGTTTTCCGAGATGGTCTGGTGGCTCACGGACTGAGCCCATCCCCGTTGCATACAGGTACTTCGCATGGCGAACAAACTCTCGCTCGGGCTGGTGATTGGCGGTGCCGTCGATTCATCCCTGGGCGCCGCCTTCAAGAACGTCAGCGGCGAAATGAAAAAGCTTGAGGCGCAAACCACCCGCGCCAAGGGCTTGCAGAAAGTCATCGGCGAGACAATGCGTCTGCGCGATGAATGGAAAAAAGCCCACGACAGCGGGGCGGCCAATGCCGACGCCTTGCTGCGCAAACTGGAAACCAACACCAACAGCTTGCGCAAGCAGGGTGTCGAAGTCGGACGCCTACGTCAGGAGTACCTGGCGCTGGGCAAGGTGGTGCGCAGTGCTGAGTTCAGGGCCAAAGGCATAGGCCAAGTGCAGGAAGGGCAGGAAAGCCTGCGCAGTGGATTCGGTACGGCGGTGGCCGGTACCACCCTGGCTGCGGTGCCGACCAAGGTCAGCGCGGATTTTCAGGCGATCATTCGCGACATCGCAATCAAGTCCGGTACCGCCAACACCCAACAGGAAATGGACACCGCCCGCGACATCGTCCAGACCTCAAAAGACACCGGCATGGCCAACACCCAGGTGGCCGACCTGGTGAACCAGTTGGTCGGTGGCGGCATGGATCTGACCGAAGCGCTGCAGTACGCCCCGGTGGCCGCCAAGTTTGCGGTTGGGCAGGGCGCATCGGGCACCGACACGGCAAAGATGATTCTGGCGATGCAGAACAACGCCAAGATCACCGACCCGAAAAAAATGGAGCAGGCCTTGGCGTCGGTCGCGTTGCTGGGCCAACAAGGCAGCTTCGAGGCGGCCGACATGGCCAAGTGGTTTCCGGAACTGTTGGCGCAGATGGCCAGCAGCGGTATCACCGGTCAGGAGGCGGTGACCCAGCTGGGCGCCATGTTGCAGGTGCAGATCAAGAGCGCCGGCAGCGCCGATGAGGCGGCGAATAACCTGAAAAACTGGGTCGCGAAAATCGGTTCGGGGGAAACGGTCAAAGGTTATGCCGATGCCGGGATTGACTATCAGGGCTCGATGAACGCCGCCATTGGCAAGGGCCTGTCGACCTTTGAAGCCAGTTTTGAACTGGCCCGCCGGTACGTGGAAAAGACCGACCCGAAAAAGGCCAAACAGCTGAATCAGGGGCTGACCCAGATCAGCCAGGAGACGGACCCGGCCAAGGCGCAAGCGATGGCCGATGCCCTGGCCGCGACATTGCGTACCGGCGATGTGTTTGCCGACATGCAGGTCAAGACCGCGCTGATGGCGTACACCCAGAACAAAAAGCTGTATGCGGACCTGAAAAGGGATGCCGCGGACCCCAACGGGCAACGCAAGGACATTCTCGACAAAAACCTGAGCGAGCGGCGCGAGGCCTCGTCACAACGCTGGGCTGAAACCGGTCAGGCATTCAACGATTCGCTGCGGGCCATTGGGGATGCCCTGCGTCCGGCGACGGATGCGTTGGCCAGCGGTATCGGTGCAGCAGCGCGTGGTTTGACCGCGTTGTCCGAGGAGACGCCCAAGGTGGTACTAGGGCTGGCTGCGCTGAGTGCCGGAGCGTTGCTCGCGGGCAAGGCATGGGCCGCGCTGAAGATCGGTCGGGGGCTGGCCAACATCGCGCGCGGTTCGGCCGGCGACCGGTCCAACATCGTGCAGCGGGTGTTCGTGACCAACGCGAATGACGGCGATGACGAGGGGCTAGGTCACGGCAAAGGTGGGAAGAAAGGAAGAGGCAACGGCGCTACAGGTCGGGCATCCCGCAGTGCCCGCTTTATGAAAGTGGGCGGGGCGCTGGCGGCGCTCGGTGCCGGCGTTCAGGTGTTGGACACTTACCAGAACGCGACCACCCGTGATGAAAAGGCCGAAGGCTACGGCGAGGCGGCCGGTGGGCTGGCCGGTGGATTGGCTGGCGCCGCCGCCGGTGCCGCCATCGGTTCGGTCATACCGTTGTTGGGCACCGCAGTGGGCGGAATGATCGGTGCTTGGCTCGGGGCGTGGGGCGGCGGTGACGTGGGCGCGACCATGGGCAAGGCGTTGTTTGGCGGGCCGGACACCCCGGTCGTACCCAAAGCACCGCTCGGCCTCTTTCCCATGGCCGCCGGCCAGGGGGTTGGCGCGGTCGTGCGCTCGATGGAAAACGCCCCCACCGCGCCGGTCACGGCGGCGGCATTGATGTCGAGCACCGCGGCTAAGATACCCGAATGGCCGAAGGTCGATCAGCAATTCACCTTCGCCCCGGCCCCGGTTTTTCAGGTGCACGGCGATGTGAAAGACCCGGCACAGTTGGTCCAGGAATTGATGCCGTACCTGCGCCGTCAGTTTGAAGACTTCGCCCGGGAAGCACATGCCCGGCAGTTGTTTGATGCACCCCACGTGGGTTGAGGACGTGACATGGCGGATGAAAAAACTTACCTGGAACACCTGCAGGGCGGGCTGAAGTACATGGTCGACGCGGGGGAGGCCGGGCGCACTGACCTCGAGTCGATGACCGGGCCCATGAATGGCGCGCTCAATGAAATCGGCGGCGCGGCTGATGCGCTGGAAGGTTTGCCCTTTATCAGCGAAGACCTCAGTGACAAGACCCGACGTCTGCAAAGTGCGATTAACTCGGCGCAGGCCAAGATCGGTAAGGTCGCCAGTTTCTATAACCAGACCCAGCGCGCGCTGGCGCAGTTCGAGGAGCACTTTTCCGCGCTGACCGAACAGATCGACCGCTTCGGCGTCGCGTTCAACAAAGTCGCCGGCAAGGCCAATGCCGTGTTGGGCAACATCTTCCCGACCGAATGGTTTGCCGGCGACATGACGCCGATAGCCGACGCGGTGAAGCCGTTCCCGCACCTGCTGATTCTCTACCCGCTCAAGGCCAATGAACGGCCGTATTACTTCAACCTGGACACCGCCGCGTTTGACGAACTGCGGCGGCAGACGTCGTTTCGCTGGGCCGCGCAGGAACGCCTGACGCGGCGCCCGGCACAGCAGGCGGTGGGTCTGGGTGAGGAAAAAATCACCATCAAGGGCGCGATCTACCCGAGCTTCAAAGGCGGACTGAAGCAGCTGGATAGGCTGCGCAGCATCGGCGCCAAGTTGCTGCCACTGAACCTGACTACCGGTTATGGCGAGGTGTTGGGCAACTGGTGTTTGACCAATATTGAAGAAGAACAAAGCGCCTTGCTGCCCGGGGCGATCCCGCGCAAGCAGGGCTTTTCATTGGAGTTTGTCCGTTATGGCGATGACCTGCAGAACAGCTGACGGGGATCTGCTCGACACCCTGTGCCACCACTATTACGGCCATCTGAACCGCAGCGTCGAGGCGGTGCTGGCCGCCAATCAGGGCCTGGCCGATGAGCCACAGCCGTTCCGGGCCGGCGTGCTGATCACGCTGCCGGAGCTGGTGGTGGAGACCGACAGCGTCATTTCGTTGTGGGACTGATCCCGTTACCGAGGCCTGCCCAGTGCGGGTTTTTTCTTGTCAGGAGTACCGTGATGCAACCGCTTTTTCGTATCGTCGCTGACGGTGCTGACATCACCAGCCTGATCAATGATCGGCTGGTGTCGCTGCAGCTTTCCGACCGGCCCGGCATGGCCTCGGACTCATTTGAGTTGCGCATCGATGACCGTGACGGCGCGGTGTCGCTGCCCGTGCGTGGCGCGAGCATCGAGGTCTACCTGGGGTATGCCGGCGCCGACCTGACGCGCATGGGCCGCTACACCGTGGACGAAGTGGCGGTTTCCGGCCCGCCGGACACGCTGGTGATCAGCGGCAAAGCCAGCGACATGCGTGGCAGCGGCAAGACCACGCGCAGCGGCAGTTGGGAGGACGTCAGCCTGGCGCAGATTGTGGGCGACGTTGCCGCGCGCAATGGCTGGCAGCCGTCGTGCCCGGTCGATACCCGGGTGCCACGCATGGACCAGCTCAATGAGTCGGACTTCAATTTCATCACCCGGGTGGCCAAGAAGCACGACTGCACCGCCAAGGTGGCCGACGGCAAGCTGCTGGTCTTGCCGCGACAGGGCGGGCAGAGCGCCAGTGGCAAGGCCTTGGCGATCATCACCCTGCAGCGCAACGATGTGACCCGCTGGCAGTTTCGTTTGAGCGACCGCAGCGCACATCAAGGGGTCAGCACCCAGTACCAAGACTCGGCCAGCGGCGAACTGCTGATTTCGCACCTGGACAACCCCAACGTGCCCGAAGGCCTGCCGCCGGTGCATACCGATCGCCATCTCTACCCGGACCGCACGGCGGCCGATGAAGCAGCCAAGGCGCGTCTGGCGGCGTTCAATCGTTCGACCGCCTCGGTGCGTCTGGACCTGCCCGGTCGGACCGACCTGTTTGCCGAAATCATGATTGAGGCGCAAGGCTTCAAGCGCGGCCTCGATGGTGAATACTTGGTGGAGTCGGTGGATCACACGTTCACCCCGTCCGGGTGGACGGTGTCGGTTGAGTGCAATGGCGGCAAGGAAGGCAAGGCCAAGGCCTCCGGCAAGCCGCAGAAAGTCGTACTCGAAGTGCCGGATTGATCACCCGGGCGCATGAGTCGGCCCGAGTCAGAAGTTTCAAAAATCAAAGTAAAAGGAGCGGCCAGGCTGGATGCGTCAACATTCAGCCTGGCCACCGTCCCCGCAGATTGTCCCTGCAAGTCCCGCCAAGGCTCCTGCTCTGTGCACAAAGCAGAGCGAGCCTAACACCTGTTTATTTATACAGTAAAGGTCTTGCTATCTATGTCTTCACCCATCATCCCTTGGATGGGCGGCAAACGCCGTCTGGCCGATCGCCTTATTCCGCTGTTTCCACCTCACGAATGTTACGTCGAAGTCTTTGCTGGCGGCGCCGCGCTGTATTTCATGCGCCCGCAGGCGGCGCCCGTGGAAGTGCTCAATGACATCAACGGTGACCTGGTGACGTTGTATCGCGTGGTGCAAAACCACCTCGAAGAGTTTGTGCGTCAGTTCAAATGGGCGCTCAGCTCGCGCCAGGTGTTCGAGTGGCAGAAGATGACCCGCCCAGAAACCCTCACCGACATTCAGCGTGCCGCGCGATTTTTCTACCTGCAGCACCATGCCTTCGCCGGTAAAGTCTCCGGGCAGACCTTCGGTACCGCGACCACCACCCCGTCGATCAACCTGCTGCGCATCGAAGAAAACCTTTCAGCTGCCTGGCAACGTCTGTCTGGCACTTACGTGGAAAACCTGCCCTGGTTGGAATGCGCCGAGCGCTACGACCGGCCTCATACCTTCCACTACATGGACCCGCCGTACTGGCAGACCGCCGGTTATGGCGTCGATTTCCCGTTTGAAAACTACGAACGCATGGCCGACTTCATGCGCCGCTGCAAGGGCAGGGTGATGGTCAGCATCAACGACCACCCGGACATTCGCCGGGTGTTCGAGGGCTTCCACTTCGAGACGTTGGATATTCGTTACACCACGACCAACCAGCGGCAGGGTAAGGCCGAGGTCAGTGGTGAACTGGTGATAATGAACTGGGAGCCTGAAGCATTGGGAGGTCTGTTTTGAAGTAAGTGCTTTCAAAGGTGACATTGGCCAAAGGCAGAAATCAGCCAAAAGCGGTCACCCGCCCCGGATTAGCTATTTGCCAGTAACAGGCTGCTGGGCGATTTAACATTACTGCCCAACAGCCAGTGATGGCACTTCAGTTTGAGCCATTTAATTTTGCGGCGAGGCTCAGACAGTGAACGTTATCTGGGTCGAGTTGCAAACCTTCCTTAACCAATTCGCTAGCCTTGAGTTCTTGATCAGTGCGCAATGCCAACCACGCCATTCTTGAAAAGTCATTAGCGCTAGCCTCTTGTTTTCTACCCTCCATAACTCGGAGTAGGCTTTGAGCGTGAAGCCTTCTTTCCTCTCTATCCATGACTGTCTGGTCGCGCAAAAGTACATTTAGCAAGTTAGCCGTACTAGAAACATCATAAAATGGGACGGAGCTTATCTGTGCTCTCTCAATAAACGCGTGCACTTCTCCAAGCTTATCTCCTGTTTTATAACAGGCGCTCCCCAACATACGCCACGCTTCTGCAGCACTCTCTTCATCCGGCTGACTTTCCAGATATCGAGTTAACTCCTGCTTAGCCCTTCCGACATCTTCCTTTCGTTCGGACTGAAGATGTAAGCGAGCTAGAATCATCCATCCAGCGCTATATGCTCTGCAAATCATCTCTATTATAGGGTAGTAGTCATCCCAACTCTCTCCTACTTCAACGCGGCGAGCAACGTTGCTTATCAACTTTTCTAGCTTGTGAGCAAGCCCCAAATGAACATCATCACTTCGGCTCGGACCGAGCATTTGCAAAACTTCAACATCACTTTGAATAGATGCGCGAAGCGGACTTACACTAAACTTTCTATGTGCAAAGACTGTAGCAACAAGCGGCAGCTTAATGAAGTCCTGGTCATCTGATGGTGCTTTATGTAGCTCTGCAAGCGAGAAATCAATAATCGCCTGCACCCCATTTTCGATTTCACGCCTCTCCGCAGTAGAGCGCATCAGCACAGCTTCAAGTGCTATGCGTGGTACAGAAGAGTTCCATGCGGACAGAGTCAAGAGGGCACGTTGCGCGCATGGTGTAAGTGAAGCATAGGTCCTTTCGAACAGAGCAGTTAATAGCTCGTCGTTACCTGCAAGCAATTTTTCAATATTAGCTGCGCGCCCTGTTCTCCTGAGCTCACCTAGCAATATTTTTATAATATATGGATGGCCTTCCGAGTGCTTTATTAGCTGATCAATATAGGCGGGAGTGATGACGTCAGCTATGCCAAGCGATCTTACAGTTTTGTCGATGAGACTTAAGGCTTCTTCTTGCTCCATGCCGCTGACTTCAAGCGGGTAATCTCCCTTGAAGTCACGAAGTCTTGTTGTAATCAACGCTTTATTTGGATTGCGAATATATGTGTCGATCCAATTGAATACATCTACCGGATTCTGCGTAGTTTCAAAATTATCGAACACATACAAACAGGCGCCGACATCATTTTTCTCAAGCTGGCCTTCAAAAAAAGCTCGGGCATTGAAACCCTTGGCTTTTCTGTCGGGATCTGAAAGTACTAGGGTTGAGTAAAGTCTGCCCATGTCCTCTATAGAAATTACAGCCGGCTTAACTGGCTTTGGCCCGGCGAATTGTAAATCTACATCTCGAGCACTTAACCAGATAACTGCCTGGTATTGCGACTCGGTATAAAGCTCTTGAATTACTTTAATGGAAAGTGATGTCTTCCCTATTCCTCCTCGACCGACCAGTGTAATAATTGGCCGCCGATCATCTCGAAGTAAAGCTTTTAGTTCATTCTCTAATGCCGGACGAGAAACGTAATCATCGATCATGTCTGGCACATTAGAAAGGCAATTGCCTTTTACTGTTAACTCTCCTTGCCCTTCCGTCTCACTTGACGGAAGTATACCGGGCGGCGTTGAATATTGAGAAAGATCGCCTTCGATTTTATCGTCCGATAGGTATGATATTAGTTCATAACTTTTTCCGCCGACTCCTCCATTGGCAAAGAAAAAATCTCTTAGCTCGGGTGCAGCCACTACGAGATTAACTTTTTTAAAGCCGCCAAGGTATACATATATGCCGTTCGCATAACTATGAGTACTTTGAGTCCGCAGGCAGCTAAATGGCTCGCCATCGCCGGAAATCAATGAGACTCGATATTTGCCAGAATAGTTTCGATTTATATCGGCCCAAGGGCGATTCAGAAGGGAGATATTCTTGTAAATTAGTTCTATGCTTCTATGTAGCTCGCCAACGCCTAAGCTTGCTCTCGATGCTGAGGTCGCTCCATGACCACGGGTCTTATTTCGCATTGTTACGAAAAGACGAAACCATCGTTTTAAATCGCTCTTTACTGGAACCTCTTCACAGTCAATACCAAGCGCATCAAGAGATGCCTTAAGGCTTATTACTGCTTTGTACTGCCAATCACTAGAGACGCAATGCTTTGTAAGCTCACTTTGCTCACCTCGAGCATCTGCTATCAGATATTGCGACGCAGGCCCGGTTAGAGCGTCCTCCAAGACCCTTCCCCAGTCGCCCAAACCGTCAGCACGCACTAACTTATGCTCTAGCCGGTAGCGATTTCTCTCACTGTCATCTCCAAGCGCTGCCACCATACCTAATGTAATTAGCTTGAAGAGAGCTTCGCCTGCGAGCAGCAAGGAAAAGAAATACTCAAAATCTGACTCGCTTCGTGCGTTATCGACACGATCAATGACTTGCTGAATTGCGAGGTGTGCCATTGCGTTCTTCCTTGAGCCAAACAAAACTGAGATACCGGACGATATCTCTTTGCTACGGCATACTCCACCCTTCAATTTAGGTCTTTAGAAAGAATTTTGGCTACACATGTCGATGCGCTTTTGCCAGGTGTAGCTTTCATCATGAATGCTCGTTTCGAAGGCAAGCGACCTTCTTCCGGGGGCTACTATCGGTGGAAGCACAGCTAGGCTGGCGTGTGTAAAAACGGTTTAGCACAGGTTTGACAGTCAGAGCCAGAACGAAAATCGTGTTCCTACGCAAATTTCTGGTCCGTCTAATACACCAATCATTGGCAGATTTTACGTAGCGACGCAGACTTCAAAACAGTGTCTGCGTTTTTACACAGCCTGGACCCGAAGCGGCCTGTGGCGTCCAGCCGGAATTGAGCCGTTTACTTCATGCACCGGAGCGACAGCCGCTATCCAGGCTGTCTTTCCCCCAGAGCCCTGAACACCCCTCGACGCCTGCCGAATTCCGCACGAAAAAGGGCTTAGCGTCCTGGTGCATAACCGCCTTTTCACCCTCAACTATTTCGCAAAACCTATTTCAGAACGGTTGCTTAAGCTTAGCCTTGGAGGTTATCCACCACGCCCTTCCAAAGATTTATGCACTATTTGGAATCTATTCTATAGTTAGGCAGCAGATCCCTGCTCAGCACATTTTTTAAAGTTAGGCATTTCACCACGACAATAACTAAACGACAGATAGGCGCCTGATGAACATAAATTCCGAAAATAGTATTATTTCTGTGGACTTAGTGCGTTCCGCTCGCACGTCTTCCAGCGTCCCAAAAGAATGCCCTGACGAGGCGCTAATCACCGCCGCAAAGCGTTATGAGAAATTTATTCTTCTTGTGAAGGAGAACTTCGGAATGGGGCTTTCTCCGAGCAAAGATATTGATATGATGTGGCATCTTCATATGCTTCATCCGAAAAATTATTATAATGATTGCATGAAAATATTCGGTCAGATTCTTGACCATAACGGCGGATTTGGCTCAACTCCCGAAGAGGAGGGTCCATTGGCTGAAGCATTTGCAAAAACTTCCAAATTGTGGGAAAAAAAGTATAACGAGCCTTATGCCATTGCTGGACCTGCAGGCGGGCCTAACACTCCAGTTAAGTGTCGTGAGCAGTGTTCGATAAGATGTCATTAAGAAAATCGCCAATTACAATGCAATCAGAGAAGTTGGGAGCAGGCCACGATTATGAGTTCACTGATTATCGACTTTTCTCATAATCGTGGTCTGTCCTTGAGTAAACTGAAGCGAAACGTCTTTAGTGACGACTTAAAGTAAAAGTCCGTGCCATCTAAAATGGAATTCCTATATCGAATGAGAACTCACCTTCGTAATGAAAGACACTTTCCACTGCTTTAGCTATTTCTTTTTTAAACTGGTTGTCCTGGTTTAATTTAGCAGCCATATCAAGATCTATATCATCCGCATCGATATCTACTGATAGTGCTTCTTGCTTTTCACTCCAGCTTAAAGAAAGATCTGAAACAATGGAGAATTTACGAGTGTGTCGGTAAAGGGCCATTCTTAGGGCGGGCTTAGCTAGAGCATTAAATTCTGGTAATAACACTTGAGTTTTTGACCAGTCTTTGTATGCGTCACGATAGAATTTATCATAGCTCTCCTGAATATATTCGCAATTACTCGTGTGTAGCTTGGTGTACTGCTGCAGCACTTCAGGAAAGGCACTTGCGGTGATAAATTTAATTCTGGCGACCTCTTCTTTTTGGTTCAATATATATCGGCACAGGTAGTCCTCAGAGTCCACCGATTCCGCTGAGACGTCATCGTCTTGAAATAAAATCCTCACCAGCTCGCTTTCAATTATTGAGGCTAGATTAAATTGATAAACCCGTTTTTTGTTTTTCTGACGCTCCTTCAAAATACTCATCTCATAAGACTGCGCCTTCATTAATGACGTAATTGAGGCAAATATATTTTTGTCATTTTGAGGGGCGGAGTTTGCTTTGCTCATTTCCTGGAAGGCGAATACATCTACATTTGGCGCAGAAAATAGCACCGGGCATTCTTTTGATAGTTTTTCGTGATAAGAAGGAGACCATGTCATTTTTGACATATAGTGATTTATAGCGGGATGATTAGTCCAGCCTTTGAAAGGACGCCAATTATAGTTAGGGTCTTTATCGTCCACCGGGCGAGATAGAAGCGCCCATGAGTTAGCTTCGTTTTTTTTACAGCTTATAATTATTACAGTGTAAAGACTTAAGTCTTTTAGATTTGTAACCTTGTAAGCTAATAGATCAATCTCCCTTACGGTTCCCTCAAGGTCGTCAATATAACAACGATTACTAATTAAGTGCCAGCCGTTTTTCCGCAAAATTTTTCCGATCTCATACTCCAGCTTGAAACCAGTTTTCGAAATTGATTGAGCAAGTTTTACCAAGTCAATTGCCATAATGCTCCTTGTAAATCATGGTTCAATAACGTCGAAAAAAAATCGCTATTACACCTTAATATTTATTAGTAATTGGGGGCTGCAGAAGTTGGCTTCAGCTGAATGTTAACAGCTATGGCCACCACCCCAAGATCAGAATAAGCAAATTCCGAGCAAAAGCAATTACTCAGCCAGGTGAGTCGCCATTAGCTCCTAGACACTGAATGACGGCTATTGGCCGATTCTGTTGAAAAAGTCGGTCTGCCCAAACTGCCTGATCATTGATTGGTGAAAACGCCTTTTTTGCACGCTACTACGTGAAATCCGAGTCCGGATGCTTCTGCAAAAAGTAAAGATTTCAATCTCGGACGCCTACTTTTTTGATGCGCAAACCATGGCCGACTTTTTCAACAGAATCGGCCGATCGGTGCCTGTCGCGAAGGGCCGCGTGCGACCCGTTGCGGACAGTGGCCAAGCGTTCGTCTGATTGCTCACAGGCTCACAGGCTCAGAGCTGAGCGCTCACTACGGGCCGGATAGTCCATATATGAATTGTTAGCCTAGTCCTCCCTCAAGTGACCACGAGGGCCAATATGCAAGCCGTCAGACAGATAGACCTCGCTGCATCCATCGCCACCGATGGCTTCATAGATATCTGACAGGTCATTACTCACGGCGTCGCTTGCTCTCACGTGCTGCTTCTTGCCCTCTGTGTAGTAGCCAATCTGAGTTGGTGAGTAGTAGCCATCCTGTATGCGGATGAGAGGGACAAGCTTTGCCTTACCTTTCTCGTTGCATTTTGAGCAATGGAGATGTTGCTCAATGGCAAAGATATCCGAATTGTACTTGTTCCCTAGGTCGAGATTTTCAACTGATCTTTCCACTCCATGTCCACATGGACACCAAATGTAAGGACGAAAGCCGCTCCTGTTCCACGATGACAAATGACGAATATGACGGCGCATTTTTGCGAAGTTGGCGATCATGCTTTCAATATCGTTCTCAAATCCTTCTCGACCTTCCACCGAAAGTAGCTCAATAGTCACATCGCTTTTGTCCAACCAGGCACGCTTGAGCTCTTCGGTTGTGTATGTATCGCCATCCTCAGATTCAACTTCGACAGGGTGGAAGTACCTTTCATCAGTGACAATCGAGAATTGCAACTTCCAAAACTTCATGCTGAAGGTTCGAGTGATCGGATTATACATGGGCGCTTTGTAGCAAGTGATGCTTCGCTCAATGGTCGTCAGTCCACCACTAGACCTTGATAAGCCGCCACCATCAGGACACGCATAGCGTCTGCCAGCGGTCGGAATGGCACTGAAGTAGTTCACGCCATAGCTGTTCTTTACGATCTCAATGACGGTCGCAGCGCTCACGTTCTTCGTGAGCATGGTTTTAGAGTGGTCGGTAGATCGAACCTTAAAGATCGTCTTCATGTCGTCTCGACTGGTAATAGCTCGCGTTAAGTCGTCTGCACTATGATTAGACTACACGTGTGGCGTAATGTTTTCCGCCGTTTGTGTCTGATAACGTTCCTTGTCCATGCGTAACTCCTTGTTCGGCTTGTGTGTCGCGCCCAAAAACGCGACATGAGGCGAGGAGGTAATGCGACATGATTGGTGCACACATTACTGGCGTATTAGCAACGTGTCCATGGCCTGCTTCTGGCCGTTTTCTGCCCATCGCGAGAGGCAGAAAACGACCCAATATAGCGGCCTGTAGCTTTTCGCATAAGATCTTCGTCTCTTGAGGATATCCCCCAACAGGCGATCAGAGACATCAGACTACGCCGTGTAGGTCTAGACGAATTGTGCGTCACATATCATTCTTCTAGGCGACGAAGACTATTATCCTCGCATAATAGATCAATATATTCCGCATTAGGTTGACCTCCGGCGATTATAGCTAGCTCCTTACCGATTTCAGTAAATGGGAACGCTTCTATAAAGTGGTCGTCTGGGGTTTCCTCTGATATTTCGGGAGATGCAAGGTATTGATCTGAGAAATAATTAAGGTCTATTTGGCCATCAGGCCTTGTGGACCCATACCAGATAGTGCTATTGCACAACAGTCCAATGCTCTGCAAATGAGTCTCGGACATAGTACTTAATCCGTTTGCCCGGATATATTCAAAAAAAGCGTGGGAGAATATTGGTAGAATTCGCTCGCCATCTTCAGTGACGAACGAAAACTCACATAGCAATGTAAATAAGTTCGCCTCCTCTACGCTCAAAGATTTTACGGCCAGAACGGTTCGAGATTTGAAACTCCCTGGCTTAGCGACCTCACCCGCTAAAAGTTTGGACCAGATTTTCTGCATCTGAGCGTTGCCAATATCCTGTCCAAGGTTGAAAAAATTCACAATCCAATCTTCGTCTACTTCTTTTGATGAAACCTCGCTTGGCAGGTACTCCACCGCCCCTTTTACAATTGCATCAATATTGTTCTGTCGTCTGATTTCTTGATGCGTTACTCGCTCGAGGGCTCTTAGAGCTAGCGAGTCGACCTTCTCGCTTGCTTCAGCCAATATGAGCATAGATTTGGCCTCAGCCTTAGCGTTTCGAACCTTTCCCGTCGGTTCATATAATGCGCCGATACCCTTAGAAACTGATTCAATAAGTTTTGTAAGTGGCTCTGAAACACCTTTCAAATCAATCAGCGAAAACCCATCAGTCACAGCGTTCCCCCCCCGGGCTAGTAGTCAACGTATGAGCTTATTCAATTAGTTAATTTAGACCATGCAACGCTCAGTATAGCGGACCCTGTGACTGAGGTCCGCTTCTGGCCGATTGCTGTCCTTGCGTGCTCACTCCGGCGTCATGAGTACTGCGAGGCTCATTTTGATAAATTCTTCGTTTTTGTCGATCGTTTGCAAGGCGCCGCGAACGTTGCCGGCTACCTCCGCTGATCCTCTTTGCTCAACCCAAAGCGTCAGTTCCATGATCGCGGCTTCGAGCGCAAGCTGATTTTCGTTGATCTTGAACAGCAGGGAAGGGAGCAGGTCTGAGTTTGGCATCACGAAATCCTCCTTGAAAGAGGGGCATCGTAGCAGCGGAAATGCGGTGACACACATAGGGGAATGCAGCGGTCGGCAGGGCGCCAGAGGAGGGAGAAAAACGGAAAGTTTTGTAACGGTTACCAAATAGTTTTGTAACGGCTCTAAAAAGCAGCACCGATTCCCAAACCCCAGAAACGACAAAGCCCTGAATAATCAGGGCTTTGTCGTATAAAGATGGCGGAGGCGATGGGATTCGAACTCATGGACCTGTTACAGTCGACGGTTTTCAAG